CAGGTACGTCGACACTAACGGCTGCAACAAATACCGTGACCCTGCCAGCAACGGTAGAAACTATTAAACGAGTTTCTATCGGGCAGGGGTTTTTGCAGGCGCTGGACTATAACGACTTTGCCGATAACTACCGGGTGATACAAAACGGGGATCCCAGTGTTTACTCGATAAAGCCGGACGGCACCTTATGTTTCAGCTCAAAGCCTACAGAGAACAAGACTGTATCTTATGAGTCGTATGCAACGCCGGTTGCACTGGTCAATAACACAGATGTGCCGGCCATGCCGGAGCGGTACCACATACTCATAGTGTATGAGGCGCTGCGTTGTTATGCACAGTTTGATGAGGCGCCAGAGCTAGAAAAGCGAGCATTTCTGTATTACGAGGAGATGCTGGCTGACCTAGAGAGAGATCAGCTTGCCAGGATAGGCGCACCGGAAGCCCTGGCATGAGCATACAGCTAGAGTATTTTCCGGCCGTAGGCGGCCTCAACCAGGAGGCGCCTCCGCTTTCATTAAGCCCTGGCGAGCTGGTAGACGTTGCAAATTACGAATGTATGCCTAACGGCGGGTATCGCAGGATTTTTGGATACGCTTTATTTGACGGGCAAGCCACGGCATCCCAGGCGGTGCCGGGCTCTGGACCCGTGAAAGGGCTGCACATATACAAGGGCAACCTTTACGCGATCCGTGAAGATGGCACAAATGGCCGGATGTATAAGGCAACAACCACTGGCTGGGTAGAGGTCAATTCTGCAAAAACGTGGTCGACGGGCGGCACATACCGTTTTTGTAATTACAATTTCGGCGGCCAGGATGACGACGAGACGATGTATATCGTCAATGGTATAGACAGAGCTACGGAGTTTACTGGCACTGTCTTTAACACCATAACGTCTGGAGCGCCGACAAACTCGGATAACCCGTCCCTGGTTGTGGGATACAAGAAGCACCTGGTGTTAGGCATACAGTCGTCCCTGCAAATATCAGAGGTCGGCAATCCGAATGGCTATACGGTAGCAGGCGGGGCGGCGGAGATTGCCGTAGGTGACACTTTGACTAACCTCAAAGAGCACACCAGCGCCTTGATCGTAGGCTGCGAGGACTCCACAAAATCGCTTTATGGAAACTCTGCGGCGGATTGGCAGTTAGATGATCTAAACAGAGCTGGCACCTATGGCGGCACTATGCAGTCGATCGGAGGCCAGGTGGTTGGTCTGGATCGCCAGGGCTTGATGAGCCTAGCGGCTGCGCAGCAGTACGGAAATTTTGCCTACGCCAGCCTGTCAGGAAAAGTTAAAACCCTGATCAAAGAGTTTAATACTAGCAGCGTCAGCGTGCTGAACAGAGCAAACGGCCAGTATCGGCTGTTTAATGGCAAAGATGGGTTGTATTTCACATTCAACGGGCCAGATCTGATCGGCGTTACTAAGACCCGGTTTCCAGATGATGTGAAATGCGCAGCGTCTGCGATAGACGAAACGGAAACAGAGATTAGCTTTTTCGGCGCAGCAGACGGCAAAGTTTACAAAATGGACACCGGGTTCAGATTCGGCACTACCAACATATATGCGTTTGTGCTGACGAATTTTACGGCCTACGGCGGCCCTACTCTAAGAAAGCGGTACAGGCTTGTGCAGCCTGATATCCGGGTAGAAGGATCGCCAATATATATAAACGTGAGGGCCACGACAGAGTATGGCCTGGGAGAATCGTCGCGTGGTGTTTCTGGTCAACTTTATACAGCGCCAGGCTCGCTATGGGATATTTCCGAATGGAACGAGTTTTCCTGGGGATCGGCATACTCGAATGACGCAAAAGTAAGGGTGTCAGTAACAGGATCGAATATGGGCGTTTATATCGCCACTGATGGCTCTGAAAATGCAGTACACACAATTCATGGAGTAACGCTCCATTATTCACCCCGGAGGTTGCAGCGGTGACAAACCAATATGTGCCTAATGCTACAGACCTGTTAGCTGGAGAGCTGGCGCGAGCGTCAGATATAAATCTCAGATACAGCTATGTGGTGTCAGGTTTTGACAAACTACCCACCCCTCTATCAAGCGGCGGTGGTTTTTCTGTCCCGGTTCCGGTTGGCGAGCCCACCCAGGCGTCCCATGCTGCAACTAAAAATTACATGGACACTACGGTTGTGTCTGCTGCGCAAACTGCAGCAGTCCCTGCGGCACAGACAGCAGCTTTAGCGGCGGTAGCACCAGAAGTAACCAATGCAGCTAACTCTGCAACAGCGGCCGCTAACTCTGCTACAGCGGCAGCGGCAGACGCAACAGCGGCTAGCAATCATGCGGCGACATCGCTGACCCATGCGAATACTTCGCTTACGCATTCCAATACGTCGTCTACCCATGCAAATACGTCTTTGGGTCACGCTAATACAGCACAGTCTACGCTCAACAGTTTCCAGGCGATTTATCTAGGAGAACACGCCTCTGCGCCATCTACGTCAGGCGTTGGAGAGGGATCTCTGTATTGGAACAGTACGCAAAATCAACTTTATGTTTTAGATAGCGGATCATGGAATCAGGCGGCTTTTAATGTAGCCGGCGCCATACTTTCCGCTAACAACCTTAGCGATGTGGCTGACGCAGAAACAGCAGTCACAAATCTAGGGCTGGCGTATAACAAAATTACTGTAACCGTGGCGGCTGGCAAGTTTTTGCTGGACGGGACTGCGCAACAAAAAAGCACGCTGACACCATCAGTTAAGTACCGATTCGATCAGTCGGACTCTTCTAACGCCGGGCATCCAATCAAGTTTTCGACAACCAATGACGGCACCCATGCCGGCGGAACGGCGTTCACAACCGGGGTAACGAGTGTGGGCGTGCCAGGGCAGGCAGGCGCGTACACAGAGATCACGGTAGAGCAAGACTCTGCGGTTCTGTATTACTACTGTCAAAACCACTCTGGCATGGGTGCGAGGGCGTATGCTGCCGCTAGCAGTGGCGGTACATCTGGAGGGGCAAGCGCCTCTACCGGAGAAATGACCGGCTACTATGTAATAACGAGTCCTCCAGACAGCCTTATCTTCAAGCCAACGTACACCGTGATGCAGGATGTGGTGACAATAGCTGGGACTTACCAGGGCTTTACTGGCTCGGACACTGTGCTTCACATTACAGACGTTGCGACTATCGAAACACACGGCTCATATGCCAGTGAAGATACCTCAGTTTCGTCAGGACACATTTTTTACAAGCTGTACCACATCGCTGACGGCTCGACTGTAACAGTGGCAAATGGCGCGACTGTGCATGGCATTGGCGAGGTGCCTCTTGGCGGCTCTGCCGGCTCTGTAGACAGATTCCGCTCAAGCGGTGAACTTATTTACTTCGGGACTTTATAGAGGGCTCTCATGGCTTCCAGAACATCAACTGTTGTGAATAGGGGTAAAGGCGCTCTTATTTATCACAATAACTCTACAAGCGCGCAACTCGTAACCATTAATGCAGCGGCGCAGGATGGGGTATCCAATCCTAAAATTAGCGTGGTCCTCGATAGCAGTGCCACCAACCTTTTGAACCAAGAGGTGCTGCACGCGAACACAGGGGGTATTAGTGGGATGGCGCTAGACCTGGCCGTTCTAACTACTGGTACCGGTGATAACATCGTTACCGTTGGGCAAAATGCCGGGTCGTATATGGCGGATAAGAGCGCCTCAAATTACGCTACTCACGCTCAGACCCACGCTTATCAATTTGTAGACCCGTGGTTCTGGCACAAGCCTTCTGAGTTTGGAAACAAAAGCGACACTGCTGGGCATTATATCGGCCGCAGCAACAGTGATGGTTATGTCGGAGTGTGGAACAATGCAGTGGGTGACGTAAAGGGTGGGTCGTACACAAAGAGGTCGCTTTATGAGGCCACAAACAGCGCATATAGCGTGCATAAATCGCAAAGCTACTACCAAAGAGGATTTGCGTTTTGCCAATACACTTTGAGCTTTATGTCCCTCCAAAACTCAGCGTATATGAGCGGTGGCATAGCCAGGCCGGGCGACAACGCTATAAATGATGTAAACGGTACCAGCGGCTCCCCGGCGTACCAGGTGCTTATGAACGGCACCGGACAAGATCCGTACAACTACCCCTCTCATACTACCCGTCAGGTGAAGCATTCGCCGGAAATGATGGCAGAGGGCGGTGTATTTATTCTCAATTACCAAAACCCCTCTAGTAACAGTCAATCCAGGGTTCACCTGTGTGTTTTGGGGCGAGCACAGTTCAACGGCACCCTGCCCACCGATCACAGCGCAACTGTTAGCAGTACGCTCAGCCAAAATCCGAACCTCAGCAGCCTTATAAGCACGGCCGCAGATGTTACCGGCTGGTTTACCACTGAGCGAGGCAGTTTCCAATGGATGAAATACAACAAAGCAAACGATAAATACTATTACTGCTTCAAGCACAGCACGGCGGCAAATGCTGGAATTTTCGAGCTGCCTTGGAAATCCCACACCAGCAACGCGAACAGTAACATCGGGACAGATGGCTCTGGGCCGTACAATACGGATCCGCACTCCTTTGGCTCGTTTGTCAAAGTTGGCGACTACCCGATTAACAACACTCTATCAACGTCTATCCCAGCAAAAGTGGGGGCTAACCTTTGGTTGATGTGGGATCTTACCAACCAAAACGCATATTTTTCCGAAAACCTTGGCACATGGACGCCCGCTTCCACCTATTTAGACGGTGCGTACATCATCAAAAACCAGGATGCTAATGCTGCTGACTATCTCTTAAAAAGTGACGGTACTGTGGTGCAAGTAAGCACGGGCCTGACTGAAATGAGCCAAGCTGGGCTGCTAGAGAAAAGCACTGCTATCGGTAATTACACCCGAAACGGCTTAGTTCTTAATCCTGGCGACGCCCTTTATGCTGATAATGACAAGGCCTCGTCAACGTCTGTGTCGTTCACTGTAACAGAGGTTGCAATTTAATTATGGCTAGAACAATACGCACTAACACTGCTAGTGGCGCAGCTGCCTCTAGCTCCCTTACCACGGCTGATGTGCAAAGCCAGATAGATAATCGTGTGCAGTGGATACTGGATTACGAAAAAATCTATACCGATACACCACCGTCAGGCCAGCTCGACTTAATTCCCACCATAGACACAGCAAACTTCGCGGCCTACTACGTTGAGATGCAAGGTTTCGCCCCGAACAGCGGGTCGACGCGGATGATTCTCTATCCTCGCCATAATGGGGGCGCAGTAAGCGGCTCTACTCAATACGCATGGTGGGGAACGTATGGCGTATCACAATACAACGGCTATGGCAGTGATAGTAGTTTTTCCGGCAATAATGGGTTTACGCCTAACTCAGCGTCGAACGACACACTTGCTGACTCTGGCGCTCAAAATCGCAAAGAAATCACCTTTCATTTCAATTCGCCAAATGATCCTGGCAGTGGCCCGAATATCTACCACATCCACTATGTGGCGTACCCCGCCAACTCCACTGGAGGGCAGGGGCTTGGAACGGAAGTCCGTTATCAGCTAAAAAGCCCACAAAAAGTCGATGCCTATCAATTTGGGTTGGGTGGAGCGTACTACTCCGCAGCAACTCTACAGGTCAACCCGTTCATTCGGGTTTATAAGCAACCTCGCGTCCCCGCGAGTTAATTTTCTAAACTAGAGGAAACTCACTATGAGTAAGATCATTGTAGATCAAGTCCAGAAGAATGGCGGGGATGTCCTAACACTGCCGGCTACGGACGCAACAGCAAACAATCAACCTTTGGTTGGTGCAACTAACGGTAACTTGACGTTTTCACCCTTAGCACTGCCGGCAGCGGATGGCACTGCCAACAAGCCTGTCACGACTGATGGTTCTGGTCAGCTTCAGTTCGGAGCGTTCCCGATTCCATCAACTGCTGGCAATAATGGGCAATTCTTGAAAAGCAACGGGACTGCTGCTGAGTGGGGCGCCGGCCCTGCCGGTATCGCTCTTGAAGTACCTGATGATGTTGTCGGAACAGTGGTAACTGGGTCAGCGAGAGGTAACTCTTACAGCAGTGGAGCCTGGACTACCAGTGACGGTCCTAACGGGAACCATTATGGAAATAATGCGTTCGGATCGAGCAATGTCGATGAAACATGGAATATGTTTCTTGGTGACGGTTATCCAGATGGTTCCAATACCCATATGTATACTGTCAGCCACGCAGGACTGCCCCACAGAGAGATGCAATTCGCCAACAACAAGCGAGTCGGGCATTCGTACAAGAACCATTATTACTACCAGAACCAAACCAGTTATGGTGGTTTTTACGTTCGCATCATGCCGATCAGAAATATCAGCAGTGCAGCTATAAACGTGCCGATCTATGCCTATGCCAGTTCATACAGCAATAGCTACTCTGGTTGTTCATGGGGTTATTTCACTCCTACGAACAGCAGCGGCACGCTTTACTCGACTGTTACCGGTGGAGCGTGGACAAACGTAGCGTCGTATGCGAGCAGTAATATCAACTACAACATCGCTGGTGGTCAGAATGTATCCGTACCGGCAGGCAAGACCGTTTTGGTTGGCTTGTTCTCATCAACGGCATATCAAACAACGTATATATTTATGGACACAAATCAGTTTTACGGTCTGGATAATACCTTCTCTAATGCAAATATCGTCTGTGACATGAGGATGTTGACAGCATTGCAGCAGGGAAGATCAACGGGCAACACTAACGCAATCGGCTCGCCGCATGAAATTTACAATGCGTGTGCCACACTATTTGGAGATCGCTAATTATGCCATACGCACTATTTAACTCGGACGGAACCTGCATTGGTATGAACCTTAATGCCATTGAGGGGTACGAGGAGACACGCCATCCGGTCGGCTCTTTCCTGGTCAAAGAGGATGGCGAAATCCGGGAAATGACTGAGGATGAGATCACGGCGGCAGCTACCGCTGCAAACAATGCAGCAGTTGCAGAGGCTAATCGAAACCAGAGAAACGCGCTGCTTGGTGAGTCGGATTTTGTTGTAACTAGGGCTTTGGAAGCTGGCGAAAGTGTGCCTAGCGCGTGGTCTACCTATCGCACCGCACTGCGAGATCTTCCCGCTCACTCTGATTGGCCCAACCTGGAAGCCGACGATTGGCCCACTAAGCCCAGCTCGTAAACCCTTCTAATGACAAGGAGCTATAAATGGCACTCACATTAGAGGAGCTATACGCTAGACGGGCGCAGCAAAGGCAGGCCCAGCGCGGCCTGCTAAATTCCCCATTCGCGCCTGCCCCACGGATGGGCGGAATGGGCGGCTCTACTATGCGTACTGTTCCCGATATGGCAGAGCCAGGCGCTGTTGTGCCTAGCGATCTCCCAGATATGGGAATGGGCGATGGTGCAATGCCGCGTGAAACCGTCAGACAAATGATGGAGGATCGCTCTGGCGGTATAGACGCGCCCAGGATGCAGCCCGATCCAGGAGCTGAGATGGCGGAGCGCTACGCAGACGCCACCCCTGATCGCTTGTCGCAACCCAGCCAAGAAGTCATGGACATGATGGAAGGCCGTATGGCTCCAATGGCTAGAGGACGGGCTGGCCGTGGTGGTCTGTTGGCTTCTCGCAGTCAAGCTGGCCCAGCAATTACTGACGCGGAGCCTGACGCATTAGATCAAGCTGCTAGTGCGCCAACGGCCGGGACATTATTCAATAACCTCGCTAATACTGTCACTGGCATTACTAGCGCCCCCGCCGCAGCGCAAACACAAGCAGTAGCGCAGCAGCAAGAGGCTGCCGCTCAGCAGCAAGCAGCAGCAGCTCAGCAGCAAACAGCAGCAGCCACAACATCCCCTAGCGACAGTGTAACTGTCACAGATGCCGCAGATGCGGATACCCCTATTACAGAAGCTGTTGCTGAAACGGACGTACCGATCCCGCCGGCAGGCGGAGCAACTAACGCTGCCCGAATGTCGACGGTTAATAGTCTTTACAACCAATATCTGGGACGAA